GATGAAGGCACTACAAGCTGGTCAAATCAAACTAGATATGTATGACTGGATTCTGGGAACTCGTCCTCGTGTATGGATGGAGCAATCTGGAACATTCTACATGAAATATTCTCATCTGATTAAGGGATTTTATCAACACGTCCCTGAGTATGCCGCAGTGAATGGTGACCCAAGAATGGCGGCAACCAACTTCAACTGTGGACATTTCGCAGTTCACTACGCATGTAATAAGATGAAGGCGACTGAAGTTCACATCTACGGGTTCGATAGTATCTTCGATATGAACCTTGAGAGTTTCACTGACCTTATCCTAGAGAGTGACCGAAGCACAAATAATACGGTTCGTCTTGCCAACAACTGGAGACCTATCTGGACAGAGATGTTCAAAGAGTTTCCGAATGTAGAATTTAATCTATATCATTCTCATAACAAGATTAAGATTCCCATCAGTGAGAATGTTAAAATCCACGTTGTAACTAAAAAAACCTCTTGACTTTAATATCCGATTGTGTTATTATATAAAAACAATCGGACGCATAGCTCAACTGGATAGAGCAACAGCCTTCTAAGCTGTAGGTTCGGGGTTCAAGTCCCTGTGCGTTCACCAAACATGGAGCATAAAATGACTGTAACTGTATCTCAAATTCTTCAGGACTTATATCCTGAACTGCCTGAAGACGATAATACTTATCGTATCTTCAAACTTGCCGAAGGTTTTTCTTTCGAAAAACTGACTGAACGTGATTTAGACAATCACAAAAAACTAAATAGTTTTGATGAGAACGACAAATTGGTTGTCGTTCAAGACTCAGAAATCATTTACATTGAGGAATAGATATGGAAAAAGTAAAGGCCGTGCTTGGCCAAGTAAAAGCATTTTTTGGAACACCTACGTCCAACCTTGTTGGTCTTGGTTTGGGAACAGCACTTGTTGTGTTGAATATTCTCAACTTTAGTATTGTTGGTATTGTTGCTGGCGTATTTCTTGCCGCAAGTGAAGGGTTACAATATTGGGAACGCAAAGAGTAAAACCTCGCGCAGTCTTTGCTCCAGAAGACTATGCGGTCATTCGTAAAGCACTACAGGTGTATTTACATAATTATGGTAACTCGTTGAGTGAGGATGAGGCGCGTATCATTGCGCGTCTTGTCCACCGACTAGGAAGGGTTGATTATGAAACGTGAGAGTTATTGGGACTACATGGGTCGCAAGATTCGTGAGTCTCGTGAGGTCATGTTGACCGATAAGGAACGTATTGAAGACTTGGAAAACCGTCTTGAAGCTATCGAGTGTAAGTTCAATCTAATGCAACAACACTTCAGAAAAAGGTCTTGGAGACCTAATCCTTTTGACGGTTAACGAGTAATACCGCGTTTCTCTTTTTCCTGTTTAATCCACTTCTTCGCAAGTGGGTTCTCGGGCGGTTTGTTTACAAACTTCTTGGTATCACGATAAGCACGAAGAGTTTCTTTCTGATAGTCTTTACCCTCTGAGTTATCTACTATCATAAAGTTTTTCTTACCGAAAATAGTTTGTAACGAACCAATATTCTTCTGAACCGTATTCCAGTATTCTGTAACCTTCTTCCTACCAAGTGACCGTGTTCTCTGTGCGTCTCTTTTGACTGCGGTCTCAAGGTCGGTATTCACGAGAATCATCTTAGTATCATATCCCAAATCTTGAAGTTCTTTTGCTTGTTTGATGATTTTATTTACATCTTTGCCAGTTCCGTCAATAACTAAACCAAGCCGACCCTTCATGTATATGTCTTGTTTCAGTCTGGTCTGTGCTTTTGCTCTACCACGAATCTCTTGACCTTCATCAGAGAAAATCTCGTCAGAGGTCATTGCCTTACCCGCCTTCTTCATCATGACCTCAAACGCATCGTCAGAGTTCACAACACGGAAACCAAGTTGAGGAAGACCAGTCTTACCTACGATGAATGATTTACCAGACCCAGGCCCACCAGCAAGGAATACTGCTTTGAAGATAGCAGGGTCGTTGACACCCTCTTCGATATATTGGAATTGGTTAAATGTTAACATCAATAAACCTTTATAGTATTTCTTATTAATTTATTCAAAGTCTTGATAGATGAATGTGTGTCATGACCCGTGGTATGTCTCATCGTATTAGTATTTATAAAATCAATAATATCATCAATATTTTTTTCTTCTCCAATAAGTCTTGGACTTTTTTCTATAATGTCTTGACCATTCCAGATGCGAACCTTACTATTTTCATCATCAGCAAAGAAATCAATCAAATCAAAATCGTCTACACAATATTGAGAGAAATCATTCTTAATGTCTGATACTTGAAAGGTTTCGCCTTCATTGACACCAATACCAGCCAATATTACAGCATCAAATTCAACACCTTCGGGAACGGTTACTTCATAAGTCTCGTCTCCCATAGTATACAAATGATTTGAATCGATTACATGAACATCAAATTTCTTTAGAACAGTCCACATGTAACTTTCGTGGAATTCTGGATATGCGACAAACACTCTTGAACTAGCGTTAAAAAATCTATTGATACATGCGAATGAATGAGCTCCGACATCTCCTTCCAATCGACTTACATCACTCACTAATTTTACTTGGTCATCATCATCAAAATACTTCACATCGGTAAAAGATGGAACAATCAATATGTTTTCGTAATTGAGTGATGAAAAAATATTGTTTACATATATAGATTCAGCGGTTATTATAAACGTATCTTTACGAGACATTTCATAGCCTGGCACAGTAAAGAGAGACATACAATCTTGGAGTTGACCATAAGACGCTAACACACTATTGGATATTGAACTTCCCTTATTCAATACGACTTGTATTTCATCAATGGTGTTGTCTGTCATATTACTTAACATCAAAATACCCTATAATATTCTTTCAGTGTGGCGAGGTTACTTCCCAGTCTCATATACATAAGTTTTTGTCTAGTATAGATAGAACCTTTTTCTAGATTAAAAAATTGTCTCCAGTTGATACCCGTATTCTGGTCAAATACTTTATGCGGTGTATTAACAGCTTCAATCAAAGTGTTTCTTTGGGTATCGATTGACTTAGTTCCGCCTTTTAATTTTCTTCGGTTAGGGCCACAGTTGGCAGAGGCGCGATAAACATCAATCAGGTCAAAGTCATCTACACAATATCTAGCAAACTTCTTTTTGACATCCGAAGCATTGAACTTACCCTGTTTATATGATTCTGAACCAAGAAGAACTACAGCATCAAACTTTACATTAGTCTTGATTTTGAAATCACCATCGAGTTTGAAATAAGAGTCCACATCAACCGATGGAATATTGAATCTTTCGTATAACTCAGTGTAATAGTTTTCTGAGTTTCTTACTTTGGTAACATATATGTTACCCGCCGATTCGTTGAACTTATGAACGATAGGTAACATGTGGTCACCCGCACTTTTGATTGGACGATACCTACGGTCTCTCAGCTTACCAGTATAATCCTTAGACTCAAATGATGTCACAACAAGAATGTTTTGATAACCAGAAAGTGTCAACATACCATCAATAACAGAAGCATCTGTAATGAGTGATGTCAAGTCTTCACGATTACCAGATATCTCTCTCCACATAAGTTCTTTCTTATTAAGATTGATGATATTGAATTCTGTGGTATTCTTTGGTTGTGTTCTATATAGAAGCATTACTTATCGCCTTGATAGATTGCTTGAATGTGGTCTTCAAACTGTTCAATCTTCTCCGTGCGATTAGGCCATAGGATGTATTCCTTTTCAGGATTCATCTTCAGGTTGTTCAACAACGGTTGGATTGCGTTATAGAGTTTGTTGAGTTTCTCTTGGGTCTCTTCTACGCTAGAGGATACTGATGCGACTTGTGATTGTGCTTGTTGCACCACCTCAAGTTCGTTCTCATCTACTAGGGTAAACCCAAAATCAAATAGTTCGTCTGACATACTGGTCTCCATTGTTTCTTCTATTTATAAGAAAAAAAATATAAAAAAAGTGAAAAAAGTGCTTGACATTATCTGCTGTTGTTGTTAATATAAGATATAGAGTTGAGAAAGGAAACATTATGGATGACGAATTTGATTATGGACAGTGCGATTACTGTGGTGAAGACAACGATATCAGTGGTCACTGTGTAGATAGTTTCTGTGAGTATTATGCAGGAACGCCTGAACACGATGCTTTGATTGAAGAATTTGGAGAGGATATGTAATGACTTTTGAAGAATGCCTTGAAATCTGTGAGAAACGGATGTGTGTCATGGGATACTTCCCGAATGAGATTGAGGAAGCTGCCAAGGAAATGTTTGAAGAGATGAAGGATACTAATCATGCATAACGAAACTATGGCAGAATTTTTGGGTCAGACTAAAGATGGTCTTTGGGAAGTCAAGGTCTATCCGTTTGGAAAAGAACCTTATGTCGAGGGGTTCATGCACTTGCGTGACGCAGAGATGTTCCTCTATCAATTCCGTGAGACAAACTAATGACCTATGAGAGTTTTCTTCGCGAGATGTATCGTCAGAATTGTGATGAACGCCGTAACTTTAAGGATGTGATTCTGTCATACGAAGATTATGTTCGAATAAATGAAAACTTTTTGCTTGACATTTTTGAAAAAGTATGTAATAATCAAGTATAGTCGAAAGGAGATTGATTATGGATTTGATTGGTAAATTATTTGTTGTGAAAGCTATGGACTTCAAGTCTATGGAACTGGTTGAGAAAGTTGTCAAACTGACAAACATTCTTGATGGCCCTGGCGCAGACCGCCGTGACTACTGCACGATTGAAGGTATGCAAGCTTGGGACATTGATATGCCCCTTGAAGATTTTTCTAAGATGATTATTTGTGAGGCTGAATAATGACGTTATTGACATTTGCTACTGATGAACGCATCGATGTTCTCCGTGAGAAGTTTGACACTCTCACGGAAGGCATGGATAACTGGAAGATGCCTATCGATACGGTCATTCCTATCAACGAATTGAATGACATGCGTGATGCGTGTGCGTGGTTCACTGGTTCTGAACTTTATGTCGTGTCACAACTTGACAACGAACCGAAGTTCCGTGTCAAGGCAGAGGGGTATTACAATGCAGTCGGAGCATGAGAATAACTACAAAACCGTCTTCAAGTTTCAGAACGGATATAGTGCGTCTGTAGTTTGTAATCCCACAACTTGGGGATACAATCAAGACCTTTTTGAAGTCGCGGTGCTTGACAAAGATGGTAAATTGTGTTATGATACACCTATTACTGATGATGTTGAGGGTTACCTTTCTTTTCAAGGTGTCGCTGACATTCTCAAAGATATTTCGAAATTGGAGCCGTGCGTATGAATATCTTTCACTTAGACAATGACCCTATCAAGGCAGCCCAGATGATGCTTGACAAACATGTAGTCAAGATGATTGTGGAGTATGCTCAACTGATGTCAACCGCACACCGTGTGCTTGACGGTGAAGAGTATTACGACAAGACTGCGAATGGTCGCCGTATCAAACGTTGGAAACATCCGACACTTGACAATCAACTGTATAAAGCATCTCATGTCAACCACCCATCAAACATTTGGGTGCGTGAGTCTGACGAGAACTACTTCTGGTTGTATCGTCACTTCCGTGAGTGCTGTAAAGAATATACACATCGTTATGGAAAATATCACTTGACAGATACCCGTCTTTCTGATATACTACTCAACATACCTAAGAACATTCCCAAAGTGGGATTGACGAAATTCGCACAAGCAATGCCTGACTATTGCAAACGCGAAGACCCTGTAGATGCATATCGTGTCTACTATCTAAATGAGAAGCGTTCATTTGCTAAATGGACAAATCGTGATAAACCCGATTGGTGGAAGGAGTGTGCATAATGATTGACCGCCGTAAAAAGAAAGTTGCCGAAGATTTGTTTGATGGTAACTATGATGAAAACTATCGTGAAGACCTATACTGGTCTGATGAAACTAAATATGCTGAAGAATATTTCGGTGATACATATAGAGAGACAACGAGGTTCGATAATGACTGGAACTAAATTTGAATATGATAATGTAGTGAATACACTACGCGAGAACATTGTTCGTCTTTCTTTTGTGAAAGTAAAAGATGGTCAGGTTCGTAATATGCGGGCGACACTGGATGATAAGTTCATTCCCGAAGATAAGATGCCTAAGACCGATGCGAATGCAAATACCGAAAAGAACCAACTTGCGGTTCGTGTCTATGACTTGGACATCGAGGATTGGCGTTCATTCCGTGTAGATTCCCTGCAAACTTTTGACACTATATAGTGTATGGCAAAAAGAAAACTCACTGCGGAACAAAAGAAGGCTGCGTCTGAACGTCTTGCAAAAGCACGGGCAGCACGGGGTCATGATGGTCGGATGGGAGTTCACGAGAGTATTCGTGACCTTCCCGAAGACCATTACCTTCATTGGAAAAAAGTGAAGCAATGGATTAAGTCCTGTGAGTTGGAACTCAAAGGTATTCGGCATCTCAAGAAGTCTACATCGTGGAAAGAGAGAGCGCAATACAAAGACCTTGAAGTCTACATCTATAATATGAAAAAGTATTTGACTGGTGGTGTCTGGTTGGACTTTCGTTATGGAGAAGACCGTGAGAGTAAAATCAAATATCGTTGTCTTTCTAAAGCATACGATGATAATGGTGAAGTGAAACGCACAGTCGGTGTCTGGTATGATGATGTCGGTATGTGGTCTAAGGAGTTAGAAGAAGAACTTGAAAGTTGATTTGATTGTTGGCGGAACGGATTCGGGTGAAGAAGAATCCAACTTCTTGAGTAAAAAGAAGTTCACCAAAATGGTGGAAGACGCTGTGAGAAAAAAGTCCCTAAGTTATATGGACGCAGTTGTTTATCTATGTGATGACAACCAATTAGAGATTGAGGATGTTAAGAAATATATCTCGACATCTATCAAAGAGAAAATTGAGATGGAAGCAATGAATCTCAACTATCTCGAAAAACGGGAAACCTTGCCCGATAAGTAATTATAAATAAAGGTATTGACAAACTTACTTTATTATGATACAATGAATACACATAATACGCAAATATACGGAGAATACATATGTCTTTTGCAAATCTAAAATCTAATCGTCCTGACGTTTCCAAACTGGCACAAGCTGCCGCAGAAATCTCAGGACAAAAACAAACCACCAATAAATACGAAGATACTCGTTTCTGGAAACCGACTGTCGATGACAGTGGTAACGGATACGCAGAGATTCGTTTTCTTCCTGCCGCCGAAGGTCAGGAACTTCCGTGGGTTCGTTACTTCGACCACTTCTTCAAAGGCCCGACTGGTCAATGGTATGTTGAGAAGTCTCTGACTACTCTGGGTAACAATGACCCTGTGAGTGAATATAACTCACGCCTTTGGAACTCTGGTATCGAGGAAGACAAAGAGATTGCTCGTAAACAGAAACGCCGTTTACACTATGTTTCGAACATTCTGGTTGTGAGTGACCCATCTAATCCACAGAACGAAGGTAAAGTATTCCTTTATGACTTCGGTAAGAAAATCTTTGACAAGATTATGGACAAAATGCAACCAGAATTTCCAGGCGAAGAACCAGTCAATCCATTTGACTTCTGGACTGGTGCGAACTTCCAACTGAAGATTCGTAATGTTGCAGGATATCGTAACTACGATAAATCAGAATTCAAATCACCGTCCGCATTGTTTGATGCTGATGAGACCAAACTCGAAGCAACCTATAACCAGTTACACGACACGACAGAGTTCACTGCTCCGTCATCCTATAAAACTTATGATGAGTTGAAGGGTCGTTTGGAAGTTGTATTGGGTCAGTCAACGGGTGCTGGTTCAACTGTCAAGAACGAAGCATTGACACAAACTGCCGAGACTGTTGAACCAAAATCAACAGAACCGCAAGTGATTGCGTCTGCTCCTGAACCGACCATTGCAGCGTCTACTGATGACGATGATGACACCCTGTCATACTTTGCTAAGTTGGCTGCCGAAGACTAATGGCTTCTGTCAAAAAACTTCGAAGAAAAGTTATCATTGCGTGGTTGGAAGGCAAGAGACATAAAGCACTGAAACTGCGTAAGACACTTCTGGAGAAGTTGGCAAAGAAAAGGTAACGGTAGTATGTCCTCGATGGAGAAAGACCTTGTGTAGATAACAGCATCCAAAAAGACTACCAAATACAAATGGGGAGGCCTTCGGGTCTCCCCAAACTTTTACCAACTTGAGCCATAATATACGGCGGTGTGACCATTGCCAAGAACTCGTCTGTCAAGGTCATCAGTAGCAGGAGACGGGTCTGCATAAACTGCTGTATTTGAGTTATTCACCGTAGTGTTTGGTGCGTTGACAACAGACATGGCAGTTGCTTGAACTGCTTTCTTCTCTTCTTCCGCTTCAACTGTTCTCTGTCTTGTTTTTTCTAGTAAATTTGATTTCTTTTCTGCTTCTACGGTATCTGTCTTCTGAACTTTCTGTTCTTCTTGTCGAGACTCTCTTCTCGCAGTAACCGCTTCACCCACACCTGTATTAACATCACCAAATGACATCGCTTTACTGAACACATCACTAAATGCTTCCATTGGTGACTTACCGCCTGGCAGTAGTGCGCCAAGCGCGGCAATCGTTGCAGAACCTAAAGCAAGAGGGAACATCGCAATCTTTTTGAATACATTGAAGATTGAACCGAAGATGACTTTAAGTCCTTTCATGATTCCGCCATCTTCACCCGTAAAGGCTTCTTTCATTGAAGTAACAAATCCCATAATGTAGTCTAGAACAAATCTATTGACTGACATTATTCCTTTACGAATTATTTCCATGAATGAAAAAGATTTAAGTGTTTCTTTGAAATCATCGAATCCAAAAAGACCCGCAACGAAACCAACAATCATTTTAAGTAAGTCAAGTATACCCCCAACAAAACCAGAGATTACTCCCGCAGTAAATCCTGCTAGTCCCATGAAAATCTTCTCAGGTAAGCTACCTACCGTTTCGGTAAATCCTTTGAATGCCCCTATCAAACCATCTACAACAGCAAATAATGCCATTGTGATTGGGCCACCCATGAATCGACCAAGCACTCTGAAGATACTGAAGAATGGCCCGATGAATTTTTGAATGGCACCAATAAAACTCAATCCTTTCTTAGCACTATCAGCACCGTCCTTAACTATGCCGAAGACAGAGCCGATTTTAGTGAACATGTCCTTAACATAGGTAATACCTTTTCTGATATCTGGGCCTAAACTTCTCAAGAACTTGACTCGCAATGCTCGTCTCATATTAGAGAATAATTGACTGATACCTCCAAAGAAGTTTCTTACCGCAGCGCCTGTTCCCACTATAAGATTACGAATACTATCAACACGCTTGCCAATGGCATCTGTATATTCTTTACCTCTGACTAATAAGTCTTTTACTCTCTTACTTGTATTGACAACAGGTTTACCATCTACACCAAGACCCAAAGCACCATAGATACCACCTCTGATAAATCTCACCAGAGACATAAAAGGTGCGAATGTGAGTGTTCCTAGTTTTTTTATAGGGCCACGAAATAAATATCTAAGTGCCGCAATACTATCTTTAATACCGTCTCCAATACCTACAATGAAACCAGTAATACTAAGAAGAATAGCACCGAGCATCCCCAGAATACCACCCTTTTCTTTTTCACCGATAGCGTCCGAAATACTTTTTATTTGAGGAGAGGAGACATCCTTTTTTCTTTCTCGTCTCTCTTCAAGCGCATCAAGTCTCTGTTGATTAAGCATCTTGAAGTAATCGTTAAAAGACTTAGCGACCTCAGAAAGAACTGAAGTATTTTCCTCTGTCGCCTTCTTTTGGTCGGCGTTATCATTCGCCTGCTGTATGATTACATCGTTTAGTGTTGCTTCTGCCATTGAATTATCTCAATCTATTTTGTTCCTGTTTCATGCGTTCTTCTTCTTCCTCTAGATGTTGACTCAATAAAGTTATGTAAACTTCCCTCTCCCACGGCATCATATGTTCAATATCATATAATGAATATTTGTAATGCTGCATCAGTGCAAAGTTAGTCTTAAAATGATTTATCAGACTATCATGCGAGAGGCATACTAAAAAAAATCTTGAAGACCCTCCAATGTAATTTTGTTTTCATGACCACATTCCGAACATATGAACTCAACATCTTTTGTCATCTTTGGTGCAGTATTCAAAAACTCGCCAATGAGTTGAAACTGTTTGTTTGTCATACCGTCAATGAAGTCTCTTACCTCACTACGAGGAACTTCACTGACATCGATTCTTTCGTCTGGTGTCATAACAGCAACGATACAATCTTCCATCATCTGCATACCAAACTGAGTCTCAGATATACCTTCTTTATAGTTTTCTACAAAACCATCGTAAGTCGGATATCTTAACTCAACCGAAATATTATCACTTAACTCAATGATTTTACTTGCATCGCTCTTGGTAACCTGAACTTCTGTAAGATTGATTGTGAAATCAGTCTGAGCATCACATTCCTCAGCGGTGCATTTACCTTTTAGTTCTGCTGTCTCACCCACAGACTTTGACCGAATCTGTGTAAACATATATTCAACATCGAATGTTGATAGTTCACTTGACTTCACGGGTTCAAACACACATGCGATAACAGTATCGACCATTGCTCTCATAGCAAGTTTCTGGTCTTGTGCTTCAAATGCCTGTAGAAGAATCTTTTCTTCTTTCACGAGATATGGTCTGTATGTGACTATATTCCCTGTCGAAGGAATCTCCATCTCATACTTAATCGACTCATTTAACTTAGGTAATGCCATAATTTACTCCAAATGTTATAAAAATTTACTAATAAGTTCACCAGCGAGACCTTCAACGAACTGACCACCGCCAGCGTCACCGATTTCGCTTTTCCAGTTTTTATAGGACAGTTGAACATTCAACTCAAGTAACTGTCCATCATCAGCCAACTCAATCGCATTCATTGTAGTTGGATATGCTTTATCTAGGATACAAGTATAGGCGATATCATCACCTGTAATCGCATTCAAATCAATCTCACCTTGTGCAAGGTCAAGAGGCCCGAGACGAGGTAATCTACCAGCAATAGATGATGGCAACTTACCCGAATCAAAAATCTTTTTCTTTTTCAAAGGAAAAGAAACACCCTTTTTAATCTGTTGAATGACCACAGGATGTGTGTAGTCATTATAGTATCCGACCTCTTTGGTGTCCTGATTGACCGCGAGGTTCTGCCATATCTCAAAGTAGTTTCTTACTTTATAGTCATTCATCACATGAAAAGTAAGAGACACATCGTCTACCGCATATCCATATGCGACTTTAGTTGTTTGAAGACCAATCTGTTTTTCAGTTGATAGGAGTTGTCTGCCAGGCATTGATGCCGCTTTACACAACAGGTTCATCTCTCTTGCGTCACCTGTAAGAGGTGGTAGGAATACCTTGAACATATTCCCCATCGCAAATCCGCCAGACGAACTTACCTGTGATTTGAAATCGTCAATACGAAATGTCATTAACCTTTACCTATCATCTGTCTTGAATCGTAGAACACTTTCTGTGAGTTCGCTTTGCGGAAGTCTGCGGTTGGAAGAAATGTAGCAATTTCCCATTCTGGAGCAGGGACTTCTGCGAAACGACTCTTGACGTGTTTATTCAAGTAGTGTTTGAAACATGGTTTGTAATATCTCAACTTTGAAATACTTTGTAATCTTTTGTATGTTATCGCAAACTTAGCGTCATCAGAGTTCTTACTGGTCGCAACTTCCATCAACGCATCCAACATCTTCGCACGAAGAATCGGTGGAAGATAGTGAAGGTTCAGTCCATAGAACCCACCTTCTGCTGGCCCGACCACAACAACCAATGGAAATGTATCATAGTATGGAAGAGTGTCTTTGGTCTTCGGGTCGTAGAAGAACATCTGCATTGTTCCGACAGAACCACGTTCCGCACTTTGTTTCAATGGGTCTTCTTTCATCAATGCTTGGCGATTGATTGAACGAAGATTAGATGCCTTCTTACGAAACCACTCACGACTTTCCTTTGTGCGTGGTGTTACACCAGCACGAAACGCTTGTAGTTCGAGTCTGTTGAAAATATTACTCATGCCAGTATTTATACCTATTTCTTACGCCTTTTGAAAGGTTTTAGTTGTTTTGTTGATTTAGGTATGATTGACTTGAGAGGTTCGGTCTTCTCTGTCCAGATGACGAAGTGCCAACCTCTATCCTTTGCATATTCGGTTGCTGCTTGCCACTTATTCATGTTCTTAACATAAGTCAAACTCTCGTTAAGAAAACGTTTCGTCCTTCTCTGTCCAGTGGGTGGTTGGGTCTGTGAGTCTGGTTTAATCTCTACCAAATATGTCTTACCATTGGACATCTTCAGTTTCAAATCCATAAAGTATCGATGATATTTCTTGTCAACCTCATATAGATATGGTATAACGACTTCTTCGGATGACCACTCGACCACACTCGTGTTGTCATCACACCACTTGAAGGCATGTTTCTCCCAGAGAGAACGATAGACCACTTGTGTGTGGTCACCCGTATACTTCTCAGGATTTTTTACTTTGTATCTGCCAGAATATGCCATAAAACACTATAAATAGAACATAGAAACTCTAGAACTATTTATTAGGCAAATAACATGACTCAGGGCGCTGAAAAAGCAAAAGAAGTAAAAGACCTACAATATCCTTTGAATAATGCAGACGAATACAAAGGTCGTTTAGAATTTACGGTATTGAAGGAAGAACCTACCAACTTACAAGCGATTTTGTCATTCGGAAATAACAGCGTAAAAAATGTTGTGAACGAAGAAGATACTGAATTGACACCTGAACAGAAAGCTGAACAAGCGCGTAGACAAGAAGAGTTCGAAGCTAAGTTAAGAAATCAGGTGATTAGTTCTAGAAAAGCACCGACCAAAGATACGACCAAACCAGTAGTTAGTATCTATCTTCCACTTGGTATTCAGTTTCGTGATAATGTCGCATATGAAAATATGGACTTGGGTGCTAAAGGTGCGGGAGCTCTAAACGCATTGTCTAGTGGTGGTAGTGCCGTAATGGGTATGATTGAAGCAGGAACTAAGAGTCTTGCATCTGGTATTGTTGGTGGTGCTGGTCAAGACCTCACAACTTTGGGTGCTGTTAAACTTATATCAATGGTGCCTGGACTTGGTGACGAAGGTAGAGCAGCTGCTAGACTTGCTGGTCAGGTCACAACAAATCCAAATACTCGCGTATTGTTCAAACAAGTAAATCTGCGTGAGTTTGCTTTTACATTCAAGTTTATTGCTTCGTCTCAAAAAGAAGCGGAAGAGATAAAATCAATCATCAAACATTTCAGAACGGAACTTTATCCTGAAGACATCGTTCTTCCTCTAAGTGAGGAGTCATCAATCTCTGTGGGTTATAAGTTTCCGCAGAAGTTTAGAATCAGAGTTCTGTATGATGGAAAACATGTAGCAACAAAAATCAAACCATGTTATCTAAGAGATGTTGGCGTGACATATAACAATACTGCCATGTCGATGCATTCAGATGGTAATTTCACTGAGGTTGAAATGACACTTAGTTTCCAAGAAACAAGAACGTTAAACAAAAGAGATGTTGAAAAGGATGGATTCTAATGACCACGAAATACTTTCAAAACTTCAGTCTCGTAAATTATAATTTTGGTGACAACGAGAAGTCTGTTTTATTCAACAATATATCTCAGTATGTTGACATCATTGATGAGGTTAAAAACGAGGTAACTCTGTATAACAAATACACGATTTCTTCGGGTGAGAGACCAGACACACTGTCATATAAACTATACGGGACAACTGATTATTACTGGACGTTCTTTTTGATGAATGATGATGTTCGTATATCTGGTTGGCCAATCGCTTCATACGAAATTCTTGAGACCGCAAAAGAAAAATATCCATATCGAACAGTCACGACTAACACTGATATTTCATCTATTTTTCCTATAGGTCAGACTGTCACTGGGTCTACGAGTGGCACGTCAGGAACAGTTATTCGTAAAATCCTTGATATGGGACAAATAATAATCGATACAGGTGAAGAACCAAATACAACAAACTTCGGTTCTAATGAGACTATTACCTATACTGATGCTGATGGTAATGTTCAAAGTTTGGTCTCTATCAAAGAGTCCGCACAATATAATGCAGTTCATCACTATGAAGATGCTGATGGTGTTCATCAAGACCTCACCTTGTATGATTTTGGTAATCCAAATTCCAGTTGGACACCAGTGACATATAGAAATAGACTTGAAAATAAGAATGATGATTTGAAAGAGATTAATGTCATCAAACCTGAAGCTATTCAAAAGGTTGTTTTTGAATTCAATAACTTTATGAAACAGAGAGTATAAATGGAATCCCAATATAAGATTGTTGAGGCCACCATTGCCGCTGACAGATTTGGTGGTTTTGATATCAATACGATTGATGTTCGTTCACTGATTGCGGAGTTCAATGTATTTGAGTCTCTTGAAAAACCCTATCTGACTGGTAGTGTTGTTATTCTTGATGATAAGAGTCTTTTTGATGCGATTCAGTTTCAGGGAACTGAAAGACTTCGTATCAAAATGACATCGCAAGACGAAGAACCGAATGTTGTTTTCGAAAGAACATTTGTGATGACAGGTATTGAGAGAACACGAAAGGCAAACGCCAATGCAACATCAAGCATGTATGTCTTCACACTACTGGACGAACATGCTTTTGTGGGTCGAATCAACAAAATCAGTAAATCCTATCGCGGTAGTCTTGAGACAATCATGGCCAAAATCGCTGCGAATGAGTTCAAAAAAGATATTGATGTCTCATACTCTGCGTCTGCTCCGTCTGTTCAAACCGACATAACTTGTATCGTTCCAAACATGACAGCACTTGATGCAATCCAATGGTTAAATCAAAGAGCAACAACCCAAACTGGTTCGACCTTCTTTACATATGCCTCGATGCATGACGATAATATTCGTATTGGTAATCTCGATGTGATGTTACAACAAGACCCTTTCAATAGTAAGTTACCATATACATACAATCCATCAAACATATCTCAGGCAGAAAATCAAGGTGAACTTGAAAAGACATTCACCATTAAAAGTCTTAAAACCACAAAGATGGGTAACTCGTTGAATATGATTGAATCTGGTTGTGTCACCGCATCATACGCAAACACCAATCTGAATACGGGTCAAATCTTCTCACAGAGATATAGTGTTCGCAAACAACTCGAAGAACTCGAAAAGAAAGATATCATCGGTAAGAATCAGAATGTATTTGATGGTGACTTCTTTGTTGGTGATAAACAGATTGACCTCTATGATGCGAAAAGATATCATACCGTGACCTCGACAGGAACTTATGGTCGTAACAAGAGTTATCACGATGAGACTGATGAGACGAAGTTTCGTAAGAAACTTGAAGGTAAATCACTTAAAAGACATCTCTTCAAGAACATGATAAATGTCGCTGTTGATGGTGTTGGGTTCATCATCTCAAAAGCGGGTGTAGGTGATATTGTGAGACTGAATATTGTGAATGATAACACACTGACAGATGATATAAATGATGAGAGTGAGGTTCTCGATAAAAGACTGTCGGGTGACTTTGTCATCTATGATACGCGACACACATTCTCTGGAACACAACATACCGTATCAATGAATGTAGGGAAACTGGAGAAAATGTCATGACACCAATCCCTTCAGAGTATTATGGTGACAATACCCGTTGGTTTATCGCAACAGTAGTAAATGCGTCACCGCCAGTAGGTTATGAAGGTCGTGTGCGTATTCGTGTTCATGGTCTTCACAGCGCATCGAATCTGGATATTCCAGAGGCAGATTTGCCGTGGGCGCAATGTGTTGTTCCAACAACAGAGGGTGGAGTGTCAGGTCTAGGTCGTATGCCTCGTCTTCAACCAAGTGCGTTGGTCTTTGGTTTCTTTGTTGATGGTATCAACTCACAGACA